AACAATGCGGCCTCGTATTCGAATGCGAATGTGTCCGCTCCCCTCTGCTTTTTCGATGCGGATCCGGTGATGTCGGCTTAAAACGAAAACGGAAAACGGAAAGAGGAAAAGAACGTTCTTTGAAATTTTGTATTGAGAGTTTTGGAAAAGCTGTTCGGCGGGTTTCAGAACTCGCCGTAAGGCGAGTCGATTTTTGTGATTTTTTTGCCGGTTTTGGGTAAATGTATTTAAAAGGCTTATCTTTGCATCGTTAAACCAAGTTTAACAGGTTGTTTTACCCTTAGTGTGACGCAGGCTTCGTGTCCGCCTCTCCGGTGCTAACGCTAACAATGGCACGAATGCAGGGGCGTTTGCTACGAATACGAACAATGCAGCCTCGAATTCGAATGCGAATGTGTCCGCTCCCCTATACTTTGCAGTTAGGAAACGGTTAGATGGGGTGAAAGACCTTGCCACTTGGCAAAAGATGACGAACGCTCAAAAGGACGCTGGTAGGCCGGTAACGGTTCGAACGCTTCCGAGTAAGGCAAAGCAGACACTCAGACACTCAGACACTCAGAACCGCAGAAACAGACCATGAAAAGGTATGGAAATTTGTTTGAACGAGTTGTCGAATATGGCAATCTCGAACAGGCGTTTCACAACGCCGCCCGTCACAAAACTCGCCGAAGCGAAGTAATAGAGTACGGCTCCCATTTGGAGGCGAACCTATTACAGCTCCAGCGTGAACTTATCACCGGTACTTACCGCACCTCCGAGTACAAGACTTTTATCATTTACGAGCCTAAAGAGCGGAAGATATTCAAACTGCCATTCCGTGATCGTGTCGTTCATTGGGCTATCATGCAGGTGATTGAACCGATATGGCTCTCCAATTTCACCCGTGATACCTATTCCTGTATCCGTGGACGTGGTATTCACCCTCTTTTATACAAGCTCCGCCGTGATTTGAAAGCGGATCCGGAGGGAACCCGGTACTGCCTGAAAATCGATGTGCGCAAATTTTATCCGAGTATAGACCACGAGATCATGAAACAGGTAATCCGCCGAAAGCTGAAAGATGCCCGGCTGCTTGCTTTGCTTGACGGTATCGTGGACTCGGCAGAGAACGGAGTGCCTATTGGAAATTATTTATCCCAATTCTTTGCTAACCTTTATTTATCCGAACTGGATCATATCATGAAAGAAGAAATGGGCATCCGGTACTATTACCGCTTTGCCGATGATATTGTCCTACTGGATGGAAACAAGGAGAAACTCCACGGAACCCTCGTGTTTATCAACCACTACTTGAATAATGAACGTGCTTTGAGTATAAAGCCGAATTATCAGGTCTTCCCGGTAGAGAGCAGGGGTGTCAATTACGTGGGATACGTGACGTTCCATGATTATTGCCTCGCCCGCAAGCAGAACAAGAAAAACCTCTGCCGGGAGGTGGCCAAACTACGAAAACGTGGAATGAGCGATGAGGAGATCCGGATAAAGGCATCCAGCCGGTTGGGGTTCATGCAGCATTGCAATAGTATTTATTTATTAAAAACTCTCAATATGAAAACATTCAGTGAAGTAACGAACAGCAGTGGTAATCTCACGGGAGATAAGTACCACATTGATGACATTTTGAACAGGGAAATCCACCTGAAAGGCTTCGAGATAAAAGCCTCCAAGTACAAGGGTGAATGCCTGATCATCCAGTATGACATCTACGAGCAGGTAAAGGACAAGACCGGAGCTTTGCTCACTGATGATGACGGTTCTCCAAAAATGGATTGGGTGGAACATATCACTTTTACCGGTTCGGAGGCTCTTATCAAACAGTTGAAAGATGTGGTGTTGGATGAACCCTGTTCGGCAAAGATTATTAAACAACCAATCGGTGACCGGGGTAAATGCTTTTATAAGATAACCGATCCCGATTAAAATATCGGTGATTATGTACAAAGGGATTTATGCAGAAAAAAAGACTTTTTCAAAGTTCGATAATGAACATTATTTGTGCTATCTGAACGAGCAGCGTGAGGAGTATTCTCCTGAACCGGATGCCCGTTCGGGTGAGGTGACTGAACCGGTGTCCGCTCCCATATTGGGATATGCCTATACAGGAAGTATGGCGGACGGAGGTACTCTGATTGAAGCGAGGGAGGCTACTTATGACGAATTTGTTTCTGGGTTGATCCGCACGAGGTACTCGGCCAGCCGGGTGGAGGCAATCCAGTCAAACCGTATGATAGCCTTTGTCAATCCGGAGCATGAACGGGCATCCGAATTTATTTCCGAGTGGGATGATTTCCAGTCTTACCGGGAACAATGCAAGGAACAAGCTAATGCGCTTATAAACGGATAAATGCCTGTCGGGGGCAGGCAAGAAAAAGCCCCCGGCCTGTAAGTAGTTATCTCACCCACATACTTACACAAAGATGCGACCAACCGCACAGCCGGGGGCTAAATACCCTCTGCTGCGGTTGGTCGCATTTGTATGTTATGTGAGTGAGATGTCGCAAAGATAGTAACATTTAAAGGAATAACAGCAATGAAAACACCTATTTCTTACTACGGAGGCAAGCAAACCCTCCTTAAACATATTCTGCCTCTGATCCCCAAGCATAAACTTTATACAGAGGCTTTCTGCGGCGGTGCTGCAGTATTGTTTGCCAAGCGTCCGGCTGATGGCGAAGTTATAAACGATATCAGCATGGATATAACGAACTTTTATTGGATGGCTAAAGTCTATTATCGTGACCTGAAACAGGAGATTGAGAAGACTTTGCACAGCCGGGATATGCACGCCCATGCCGGACACATATTGCAGTATCCTCAATTCTTTCAGCCGGTGCAACGTGCATGGGCTGTTTGGGCGTTATGTAAAATGTCCTTTGCCAGCATGATGGATGGTTCGTTCGGTTATGACTTTGGTGGCGGAATGCCGAAGAAACTGCGTAATGCAAAGGATGAGTTTACCGAATGGTTATGCGCCCGGCTTGACAACGTGACCATAGAGAACCGGGATGCGCTGGATGTCATCTCCACTTATGACTCGCCCGATACGTTTCATTTTGTGGATCCACCTTATATCAATAGCGATTGTGGTCATTACGAGGGTACGTTTGATGAGTATTGCATGGAGAAGCTCCTGCAGCTTTTGGAGCAGGTGAAAGGTAAGTTCATGCTGACAATGTTTCCCCTGCCAATGATAGAGGAATACGCAAACAAAAACGGATGGATAATCCACCGGGTAGAAAGAACCATCAGCGCATCAAAGACGAGCCGAAGAAAGCAGGAGGAGTGGATGGTATGCAATTATGAAGAACACCCGCAGCGAACTTTGTTTGATTACAAAGATTGCGGCGTTGTCGATACAACAGATGCCTCCTAA